ATATGAATATCTTGATAATGATATTATCAGAGTTTTACAGGAATATATGCAAATCAAATTACATGGGAGGAAATAATTATGAAAATGACTGCAACTAAAGTGGCCCAACATCTTGATATCTCAGTATCAACCCTCAATAGTTGGTATAAGTGGTATATGAATGATGAGTTTGACAAACCAAAAGATGTACCTACCTTGCCAAAGTATGAGCAGAATGGGGTCAGAGCAATCAGGTATTGGGACTCAAAAGACCTACCACTACTTGAGGAATTCCAGAGATGGGTACCAAAAGGTAGAGGTGGATTGATGGGTGCCTATAACGCAAGGTATTGGGGAGATAGAGGAAAGAGAGCCCTTAAGAATAAGAAGATAAGGGACGGTTTACAAAAGAGTTAAATATTCTATATAATATTTGATTCCAAATTATAAGGAGGAAAAACAAATGGCAAAGAGAAAACTTGAACAACTATCATTATTTGATGACCTTGGAGTACCAGTTAAGGAGAAGGGAGCAGAGGAAAGATTAACCGAGCTACTCCCAATCTATCACATGCAAAAGTCAGAAATGGACTCAATCAAGAAAGTGGTAGATAAGGAAAATGCAGAGATTAAAACCCTGATGCGAGCATCTAACCTATCTGAATTTGTAGCGGGAGATATCAAAGCAACTTGCTCAGTATCTGAAAGACAAGATTTTATTGAGGAAGCATTGATTGAAAAACTCAAAGAGATGAAGGTAAGAGGTATCATCAAGAAAAAGGAATATGTAGATATGGATGCTCTTGAGAATGCAATCTACAATGGAAAAGTAGATGCAGCAGCATTAGCACCATGCCAGACCATAAAAGAAGTGGTAACCCTCAGAGTATCGAAAGTTAAGAAGTAGGTGAGATGAGATGGCAAAACAAAGAGAATATTTTAGTCAAGCAGTTCCAACTCTAATTAGAGCAACCAGTAGGGTTAGCGTAAAACTCAATGAGAGCTTCTATACATTTGAGTTTCAGGAGGAAAGAGCATTTCCGATTGATTTAGTAGAAGAGGGTCAAATCAATTTTGAGAAAGAAAAAGAAATGCTTTGGGATGAGGTCCATAGTCAAGTAGATAAGCAGGTATCGGATATTGTTTCGATGCTAAAACAAGGAAAATAATGTTTGATTGATTTTGGTCTATCATCTATAATATAGGAGTAATCGGTATTCACGGTACTGATACTAAGTAAATACTGATTACCGTAAGGTATGGGGATAGAGCCGCGAACTCTTGAACCATATCTTTTATATTACTAAAGGAAATAGAAAGTGAGGCAAGGTCAATGGATGAATTAGTTCAGAGAAATTATTATGCAGTATTACCTGCTAATGTACGATATGATAAAAATATCACTCCTAACGCTAAACTACTTTATGCTGAGATAACCGCCCTATGTAATGATAAAGGTTATTGCTGGGCAGGAAATGCTTATTTTGCTGAGTTATATGGGGTCACTAAAACATCAATATCGAATTGGATTTCGAGCCTCCAGAAAAATGGCTACATAGATGTACAGCTCATCTATAAAGAGAATAGCAAGGAAATTCAAAGCCGCTACATCAGCATAGCAAATAATATACCTATACAAAAAAATTTGAATACCTATACAAAAAATATTGTAGAGGGTATACAAAAAAACTTCACTGATAATACTAAAATAATTAATACTAAAAAAGATGAAATAATATCTAAAGATATTATTACCCAAAAACAAAAATCTTTAATCCCTAAAGAAACTAAAAAAGCTAAAAAGGCCAAAGATATAGTAACTATGAGAAATATGATAAATGCCTTTACTGAGAATGAAAATATTAGGGAAAAGTTACTTGAGTATTTCAATATGAGAGTCAAGAAAGGCCTTCAACCAAATCAATGGAAAATCATTTTAGATGATTTGAGAGATTATGCAGGAGAGAATGCAAAGGTTGCTGTTGATAAAATTAATAATGCAATAGCAGGTGGTTATATGCAGATTATCGCTTCGTGGGAGAAAGATAAGAAAAACAATTTTGCAAAACCTAAGTTTGATAATACCGCAGGTAGAAAGGTAGAGGCGGTAGTTAATATGAGCAAAGAAGAAAAAGAGCAATTTGAGAAGAATCTTGCCACAGATGATGATGGCAACTTAATTCAATTTTAAGAGGAAGATGATGGCTAATGAAAAGGTATTGACCCATGAGATGATTTGCAAGACCATGACAGATTTATATGAAAAGAAGAATCATGATTATGGGGATTCCTTTGCTAAAATGAGAAGGGAATCGGATATGATTTAGCAACCATCATGGAAATGAATATTGATAAACTAAAGAAAAGATATCCAAATGGATTTGAAGTAAGCAGAAGCTTAAGCAGAGAGGAGAGTAAGTAATGAAAATCATTAAACCAAGTATTGAGATATTAGATGAACTAAACCCTGAGATGATTCTAAAGAAATTAGAGATTGCAGGTAGGGTATGTTATAAGTCAGAGGATAAGATTACCCCGGAATCAGCAGTGAAATTTATTTCATCAATTCTAAAGAGAGGTCATGAATCAGTTATTGAGCATTTTAGCTTCTCAGTAAAATTCATTGTTGATAGAGGGGTATCACATGAGATGGTCAGACATAGATTGGCATCATATAGTCAAGAATCTACCAGATATTGTAACTATGCTAAGAATGGATTTGGGGGAGAGATTACGGTAATCAAACCAATCTTCTTAAAAAGAGGTACTCAAGGATATGATATCTGGAGGCAGGCATGTGAGAATGCCATGTGAGAATGCAGAGCAAGCATATTTTGATATGTTAGATTGGGGATGCTTACCCGAGGAAGCAAGAGATGTTTTACCAACAAGCGTCAAGACAGAAATCGTGATGACTGCCAACTTGAGAGAGTGGAGGCATTTCTTAAAACTCAGGACTTCAAAAGCTGCTCACCCTCAAATCAGAGAGGTGGCAAATATGTTATTGACCGAATTAAATTATAAATTACCAGTTTTGGTTGATGACCTTTTATAAACTCAAGTATTATTCTATATAATATTTGAACAACAATTTATAAAGGGGGCAATGAAGATGAAAAATCATTCGAGAGAAGACCATAAGGAAATTATATTAAGTCTCATACCGAAGACGCGAGAGGAGGCTATCCCGGGACCGGAACTCAGTAGATTGACCCGCTTAACTTCAAGAGCGGTCAAAGGTTTAATTACAGAGTTGAGAGTTGAGTATCCAATCTGCTCAAAGGAAACCGAGGGTGGTGGATATTGGATGGCAGAGAGTGAGCAAGATATCATTGAATTTATAAAGATGATTGAGCGAAGACGAAATGCTCATAATAAAACAATTGAGGTTATGAGTCATCATATATTCAATGAAAGGAAGTAAACCATGGCATATGAATATGTGTTTGACGCAGAGAAGTGTTGGTATAATAAAGTATGTAGCAAATATAAAACAGATGATTGTACTGCAGGATGTATCAGATATATGGAAATGGATTTTCTGATGCAGAATAGTGGGATACCGAGAAACCGACAATATCCGGTATTGCTAACGCCTTCAAAACAAGATATGGATGCTTTTCTAACCCTGAGAGATATTAAGGATGATATCATCAATTTTGTAAAGAATGGTGAGAGCGTTTATATATATAGTGATAATTTCGGAAATGGTAAAACCACATGGGCTATCAAGTTGATGCAGAAGTTTTTCGATGATATATGGGCAGGTAATGGATTTAGATGCAGAGGAATTTTCATCCATGTTCCGACATTTCTTACAAAAATTAAAGAGGGAATCAGTCGTAGGGATGAGGATTTTGAAACATTAAAGAGTCGGTTAATGTCAGTTGATTTGGTTATATGGGATGATATAGCAGCAACAAAGCTTGGAGATTTTGACCATGCTAATCTATTAACCTATATTGACCAAAGGAAGCTCAATCAATTATCCAATATCTACACCGGAAATCTTCCACAGGACCAATTACAAGATGCTCTTGGAAATAGACTTTCGAGCAGGGTCTGGAATGATAGCACGGTGGTCCGATTTACTGGCGTAGATAGGAGGGGATTGAGATGGTAAGTTTGCAGATTTTAAATAAAGTAATTAACACTCAGGATATGCAGCTTATAACCAAGAATGCCCTTACCGAGGAATATTTCCAAGGATATGAAGCAGAGTTTCAATATATCAAAGAGCATTTTGAAAAGTATGGCAAGGTACCAGATAAAGCAACATTCTTGAGTAAGTTTACCGAATTCAGTTTGATTGATGTAGATGAACCCGATAAGTATTTACTCGATACTTTATACGAAGAGCATCTATATTATAAATCAGTAGAGGTAGTGCAGAAGGTGGCAGACCTGCTCAAAACCAATGCAAATGATGCGGTTGAGTATTTACATTCTCAATTACCTAATCTTAAAATAACGACAACCGCTGAGGGTACTGATATCATCTCCGGTGCTCAAGAGAGATACCAAGTATATAAAGATAAGATGAACTCAGAAAATCCCTGGTACATCACCACTGGATTTGAGGAATTAGATTCTATAGTACATGGTTGGGCAAAAGGAGAAGAGTTAGTAGTTTTATTTGCAAGAACCGGTCAAGGTAAATCTTTTGTATTAGCAAAGACTTTAACCCATGCTTGGCAGATAGGCAACAGAGTTGGTTATATCAGTCCTGAGATGAGTCCAACAAAGATTGGATATAGGGTTGATACCTTGATGAAAAACTTCTCGAATACCAACTTGGTTTGGGGTCGAGAAGAACCAAATTATGATAAGCATATCGAAGAGTTATCAAAGCAAGAAAGACCATTTGTGGTGGCAACTCCTCTTGATTTTCAAAAGAAGATTACCATCACAAAACTAAAACACTTCTGCCAGGCCCATAAACTTGATATTCTTGGGATTGATGGTATCACATATCTGACAGATGAGAGATACAAAAGAGGCGATAACAAAACCATAACCCTCACCAATATAAGCGAAGATTTATTATCACTTAGTATTGAACTTGGGATTTCAATCATAGTGGTGGTTCAATCTAATAGAAGCGGGGTCAAAGATGCAGATGCAGATGGTACCCCAGAGTTAGAATCCATCAGAGACTCAGATGGAATAGCACATAATGCAACAAAGGTAATAGCACTCAGACAGACCGGGGCAGGATTGGAATTTGGTATCAAAAAACATCGTGATGGTAAAACCGGAGGAAAATTGATATACTATTGGGATATTGATAGGGGTCGATTTAACTATATTCCATCAGGAGAAGATGCGGTAAGACCAGAGACCAGACAGAAAAAAGCCACCGAAATTAAAGACTCATTTCAAGATGGCATTGATGTTTTCTAAGGAGGTAACTTATTATGTTAAAAAAGTTATATTGGTTAATAAGAACTAAACTATTTGATAATAGGGTAGAAAAGCATTACGAATGTCCATTATGTCATTGGGACTCTACAAATGATGATGAAATGAAAAATGCAACAATTTCTGATTATAAAGGTGGCTTTTATAATTGGGAATGCACAGCTCATTGGGTATGTCCAAGATGTGGAGCCCATTTTATTACTGATGAAAGTAATTGAGGTGAAAAATGTTTTATATCAATCGAACTCCTATATTAGCAGATGATTTGGAAGTGCTCAATGAACTCAAGCATCAATTAGCAAGGCGTGGGATATTGAGATTTAATGAATTTAAGGTAGGACCGAGGAATATACAGTTTAATTGCCCTATCCATTCCAATGGTCAAGAGAAGAGACCATCATGTGGTATTAGCACGGTTCCAATCAAAGATATCCCGGCAGGAACCGTCCATTGCTTTACCTGCGGATATACCGCAACTCTCGAAGAGATGATTAGTCATTGCTTTGGTAGAGATGATATGGGCAGTTATGGAAGAGAGTGGTTGATTAAACACTTCCTAACGGTATCTATTGAGAATAGGAAAGACATATCCCTTGATGTATCAAGAGGGTCAAAAGTTGAGAAGATGAGTTACATAAGTGAGGAAGAGCTGGACTCATATAGATATTACCATCCCTATATGTATAAGCGGAAACTCACAGATGAGGTCATTGAAAAGTTTGATATCGGATATGATGAGCATTTTGAATTAAAGGATAAGGATGGCAAGGTTAAGCAGGTATTAAGATGCTTGACTTTCCCGGTTAGAGATGAAAAAGGTAATACCCTATTTATAGCAAGGAGAAGTGTTGATATCAAGTTTTTCCATTATCCTGAGGGCGCAATCAAACCAGTTTATGGATTATATGAATTACCAGATGATGCAGATGAGGTCATAATATGTGAGTCAATCCTAAATGCTTTAACCTGTTATGTATATGGTAAGCCGGCAGTAGCACTCAATGGTCTTGGAACGGAATATCAATATAAGCAACTCAAGAGACTGCCGGCAAGGAAATTCATCATTGCTCTTGACCCTGATGAAGCAGGTCAGAGAGCAACCAGGAAATTGAGGAAAGCTCTTCGAGGTTCTAAACTGGTAACTCAATATGAGATACCGGAAGGAAAAGACCTCAATGATTTGGATGAAAAAGAATTTGAAAACTTGGTGGAAATATTTTGATTTTGGTATTGACTTATATATTAATATGTTATATAATATTATCAAGAGATGAGAAATCACACTCAAAACACTTTTAAGGAGGAAAAGAAAATGACAAATAATGAGATTGTAAAATCAGCTGTAATTAAATTATTAAACGGGGCAGCAGAATTTGAACGAGATAATGGTACTTTCCAATTATCATTAGTAATTGACAATTTGACTGAAAAAGTAAGAGTAGCTAAAGAGTTATCCGACCAAGATGTTCGTGATATAGGGGAGCAAATAGCCATGATTTACTTTGATGATTGTATGGAAAGAATATGCAAAGTAAGTCCTAAAACAAGATGATTATAATAATCACCCTGACGAGTCTTTGAAAATTAAGACGAAACCACCAAATGGTGGTTGGTGAAGAATAACACCACTAAAAACTTTGAAAAGGAGAAAAAAATGACAAGATTTATATCCGTAAGAAATGGAAAGGTAGCAGAATTGGTCAGCAGAACAGATGAGCAGGTAGTGCTCAAGATGGAAGATGGAAAGGAAAAATCAATCAGTCCAGCTACATTGAAGAGATGGTGGAAAGAGATTAAAGAGCCTCAAACAGAAGAAATTACATCGACAGATGAAGTCGTTGCCGAGGTGGAAGAAATCACTTTAGCGGGGGCAGAAATGGAATATGTAGAGCATGATGCGGCGGTAATTGAGGAAATGACTCAACCAGAGGAAAATGCAGATGAGCAGACCGAGGCAGACCCAGTGATTGAGGAAGAGGTGGTAGCAAAGGTCGAGAAGAAAGCAAAGAAACCAGCTAAGAAAAAGATTATTGATAATCCACATCCACTGAAAAAGGTAATCGAAGATTTGGCAGCAGAGATTGGAACCGAGGTAACCACAGCAACCGTACCTACATTTAAGAGCCTAAAGGTTGAGGGAAAGAGATATGGAGCATTTACATTTGATGAGGACTCAGTAACATTATGGCTTTACTCTGAAGCAATCGAGGGATTGACTGATTATAGAAAAATCATTCATATCCTTGATGCAAGAGTCAAATTCGAGGAAATGAATGATGAAAATGTATCAAAGGTAAAACAATTGGTATTGGCATCATTGGAATTCACCAAAGCTAAAATGGCAGCTAAGAAAACTAAATAACTTAGAAAACTAAGGGGGACAATATGATAACAACACTCAAAACACTTTCAACTCTAATAATTAATGAAACATTGGAAATGACATTAGAAGAGATAGCTGTAGCTTATAGGGAAGACTTAAACCCTTCCCTATTGGCAGCAGCATTCGCAAAGACCTATAAGTTGATACTCAATATTTCAAATCATTATTATGGGTTGACTCAAGATGATATTGCGAGCTTCTCACTTGAGAAATTAGACCAATGCTTACAGACTTACAATGATGATAAGGCAGCATTTAGTACTTATTTCTCCATCAATCTCAAGAATAAATTCAGAGAGGAAACTCAATATCTCAATACTCAAAAGAGAAAAGTAATGTTTTATTCTGAGAGCTATGATATGATGGTGGAAAATGGATTTGATTTGGAAAGTCCTGAGCAGGTGAGAGAAACGATTGATAATTTAGCATCATATGGATTGACGGAAAAAGAAATGATATATTGTGATTTAATACTCAAAGATTTTACAAACGCAGAAATATCTAAATTATTAGGAGTTAGTGCAATGACCCTTAGCAATATGAGAAAAAAATTAAGGGAAAAATTGATGCCTTTAGCTTTAGAATATTAGAGAAAATTCTATATAATATTCATAGGAGGGATTTGAATAATGAGGAAGCTAATGCAGAGGTTATCAATTTGGCTGTTCCGAAAGTCATTTAATTTATCCAGAGTCAACGCCAATAGGCTGACTAATATAAAAACTCAAAACCAGAAAGGAGAAAAAAATTATGGCACGTTTTAATGCTCATGAAGCAGACAATTATGGAGGTCAAGGCGGAGGAGGATTTTTCTCACTCAAGAATGACAAAGATGTGGCAACAGTAAGATTTATGTACAATACGATTGATGATGTGGAGGGGTTTGTGGTACATGAAATCGAGGTAGATGGCAGAAAAAGATATGTAAACTGCTTGAGAGAATACAACCAACCGGTAGATGATTGCCCGCTATGCGCAGCAAAGCAAAGAGTAATTGCAAAGTTATTCGTACATGTATATGATGAAGAGACTCAAGAGGTAAAGGTTTGGGATAGAGGAAAGACTTTCTTTAGTAAAATATCAAGTCTTTGTGCAAGATATAACCCATTGGTTTCGACTCCATTTGAGATTGAGAGAAATGGTAAAAAGGGTGATACCAATACCACATATGAAACCTATGCTCTTGCAACTGATGATACCACTCTTGAAGATTTGCCAGAGGTACCGGAATTGCTTGGAACCCTTATCCTTGATAAGACTTACGAGGAACTGGAATTTTATCTTGATAATGGTTATTTTGAGGAAGATGTAGAAAATGCAGCCCCGCCTCAAAGAAATCCAGGCAGAGATAGAAGACGGGCAGCTCAGGAACCAGAACCAACGACAAGACGCAGAACACCTGCAAATACAACCCCAGAAAAAGCAACTACCTCACGCCCCGCAGGTAGACGCAGAACATTTGGAACCGCTGAGGATAAATTCTAATAAATGAGCGGATTATTTAATCTCCCGCCGAGGTCAACTAAAGCGGGAGATTCTTTGTTAGCAAAGAAAGCATCTAAAAAGAACCGAGCCGCAGCGGGGATATCAATAAAAGGTGGCGGGGGACTTTTAGAGAGAATTTCGACCATCAATGCAATGGTCAATAAAGTACTTGGAAAATATGAGGATAGATATGAAGTAATCAGAGATGAAGAATCATTTGAAAAATATATAGATGAGGCAATCAAGGTAGGGTATATTGCTATTGATACTGAGACCAATAGTCTTGACCCTATCACCTGCACTCTTGCAGGATTATGCTTATATGTACCAGGTAACAAAGCAGTTTACATCCCACTCCATCATATGAGCTATGTAACCGGGATTGAGATTGAGAACCAGGTATCGGATGAATTTGCAGATAATCAGATGGCAAGAATCAAAGAGGCAGGCGTTAAAGTAATTATGTTCAATGCCAAGTTTGATATCAGAGTAATCAAGAATCAACTTGGAACTGAATTGACCGCTTATTGGGATGGTTATTTAGCAGCAAGGTTATTAAATGAAAATGAGCCAGAAAATAACCTCAAAGCCCTTCATAAGAAATATTGCATGAGAGGTGAGGGAGATGCATTTGGGTTTGACTCATTATTCAAAGGAATTCCATTTACTCATATTCCAGTAAATACTGGATATCTATATGCAGCAAGGGATGCAGAAATCACATTTGAGTTATTTGAATTCCAAAGACCATTTCTTACCGAGGGTGACCCGGTTTGTATTGAGAGAGATTTGACTGGACCGGCATTTGTATTTAATCATATAGAAATGCCACTAATCAATATAGTAGCGGAGATGGAAGATACCGGGATAGCATTTGATTTTGAATATGCAGAGGCATTGTCAAAGAAATATAATCAAAAGCTTGAAGAAGCGAAAGAGAAATTCTATAGACTCTGTGATGACTTTGGCAAGGATTTAGATGATTATAGAGAGAGAAAAGGAGCAGCAAATAAACTTGAGTATCCAATAAATATCTCAAGCGCTTCTCAGCTTGCTATAATGCTATATGATATCCTCAAGATAAAACCAGTTGATAAAGATAAACCGAGAGGTACCGGAGAGGAAATACTACAAAAAATAGACCATCCGGTGGCAAAAGCAATTTTAGAATATCGAGGGATTGCCAAGTTACTCAGCACTTACATTGAGAAAATGCCCGCAATAGCAAATCCAAAGACCAGGCGTATCCATGCATCATTTAATCAGATTGGAGCAGATACCGGAAGATTTAGCAGTAGTGACCCTAATATGCAGAACATACCATCACATAATAATGAAATAAGAAAGATGTTCAGAGCGTCAGATGGCTATGTTTTACTATCTTCTGACTACTCAGCTCAAGAACCAAGAATCACAGCTCATATGAGCAAAGATGAAAAGATGATTCAAGCATATAAGGATGGCAAAGACCTATATGTAGAGATTGCATCAATCGCCTATAACTTACCTTATGATGAATGCAAAGAATTTAGGGCAGATGGGACTAAAAACTCAAAAGGTAAAGAGAGACGAAACGCAGCAAAGGCAATCGTATTAGGTATTTGTTATGGTAAGGGAATAGCAGCGATTGGAGAAGACCTTGGGGTATCAAAGAAAAAGGCTCAAGAGATTTACGACAAGGTTATGGTTTCATTTCCGGGACTCAAACAGTTCATGGAAGATAGTGAGAATATGGCAAGAGATTTGGGATTTGTAACCACGGTTTGGGGTCGGAAAAGACGATTACCAAATATGCAATTACCTCCATATGAATTTAGTTATATTGATGGAGTGCCAAAAGATTTTGACCCTCTATTTGATGATGAGGAAGAGTTTGAAGATGGAGTCATGGAAGTAGATGAGGAAACCAAGCAGAGATATCTCAATCAATTAAATAGGACTTACAGTTGGAAAGCAAAAGAGAATATCAAAGCAAGAGCAAAAGAGCAAGGTATTCTCATTAAAGATAATAGTGGTTATATAGCAGAGGCGACCAGGCAATGCGTCAACAGTCGAATTCAAGGGTCTGCTGCTGACCAGACTAAATTGGCAATGATTGCTGTAGGCAATGATAAAAAGCTCAAGGATTTAGGGTTTAGGATGTTATTGGCGGTACATGATGAATTGATTGGAGAATGCCCAAAGGAAAATGCCAAAGAGGTGGCGGAAAGATTTGCTCATCTTATGGTTGAGGCGGCAAAAGATTTATCAGTACCGAGTAAATGTGATGTCGAGATTACCGAAAGATGGTATGGAGAGCCTTTACAATTAGATTAAAGATACTATATAATAATATGAGGTGATAAAATGGAATTATATTTGGCAGGCAATACTCGAGGAAATTCAGATTCTTTACTACCGGCCAATTTAATTGGTTTATATAATATTCTCCTCCCTTATGGCCATTCTTATGGATTGAAGGGAGGGGACGAGATAATCGAAATTAAGAAGAATGTAGAATTGTATTTTGCAGGTGAAGGATGGGGAAAGAGTTGTGACTTTCTTTATTCAGAAGGATATGGAAGATTATTGAGTTATATTAATAATCGTCAAAGAGCTGAAAACTATATTTTCCATAAAAGGTGGGATAACTTTATGAGAGATTTCAAGATTTATTTAGCGGGAGATACCAGAGGGTTTCCAGATGCAGTACCAGAAAAGTTGATTGATGATTTTAATATATTACTTTCTTATATTCATCCTACCGGTCCTAAAGGAGTTGATAAGGTAGGAGAGGTCAAGAGAGCCGCAGTGGTTGATTATATATTGACTGATATGGCAAAGATGACCGAGGAAGAGAGGAAAGCGTTTATGGATTTATATTTTGCAGGCACCGAAAATTTTAGTGATGAAATGAGGGATAAATATATTATGGATTTATATTTGGTAGGACCAGAAAAAGAAAATATCATGGAAGTGGTGACCGGAGAGGTCAAAGCAAATATGCTTTTCAATTATCTGGAAGGCAAGAAAGCAACTGATAAATACAAAGAGAAGATTAAACCAAAGAAACTATTCATCGACTCAGGAGCGTTCTCAGCATGGACCAGAGGAAAGCAGATTGATGTTGATGAATATATCAACTGGATAAATGAAAGAGCAGATTTCATTGATTTATATGGTCAGGTAGATGTAATTCCCGGAGATAGAGTAAAGGGTCATACCCAAGAGCAAGTTGCAGAGGCGGCAAGAGCAACATGGGAGAATTATCTATATATGAGACCAAAGATGAAAAACCCAGATGGTCTATTATATACCTTCCATGTTGGCGAACCATATAACTATTTGAGGGAAGCACTTGAGTGGACTGATGAAGATGGAAAACATATCCCGTATATAGCACTTGGCGGTATGGTCGGAAAACCAACCCCGGTAAAGAAAGCATTTCTTGATAGCTGTTTCAATATTATTGAGAAATCGAGTAATCCAAAGGTAAAGACTCATGCTTTCGGAATGACCTCATTCCCACTACTTGAGCAATACCCAATCACCTCAGCAGACTCAACTAGCTGGATAATGACCGGAGCAACTGGAAGCATAATGACCGATGTAGGAATTATAGCAGTGAGCGACCAGATGGCAAAGTTACCAGAGCATTATTCTCATCTTCCAAAACATCATCAAGAGACTTTTAATGAGTTGATATCAGAGTTTGGGTTTACATTGGATGAATTGAGAGAATCAAGAGATAACCGAATCATGTTTAATGCAAGATATATGAATAAGAAAGCAAATGCTTTACAGTATCGACCAGGTCCTAAAAAGCTATCATTATTCTAAGGAGGAAATGAGATGAATGTTTGGACTGATTATAAGAATCACATCTACAATACTTGGGGTATCAAGACCATTGATAGTAGCAAGGAATTTAAGGAGATAGCAGCAGAGCATAACCTATTGATTTGCACTGGATGCTCAGCTCAGAAAAAAGATGATGGTGGTTACTATAAACCATCTGAATTATATCTGGGGTCAAAGAATATCAATTTCTATAGAATGATGATTTCTAATAAACATGAGTTTGGAACCCTCAGTGATTTGCATGGTTTATGTCTTGAGGATGAATTATATACCGATTATGATGTTCATCCATCTAAACTGACTGATGGTGATTTTAAGAAGTTGGGAGAGGGTATCAGAGAGAAGATGGATAAGAAAGGGTATAATGCAGTACTCTATTATAACCCATCGCCAATCATGGGTAGTCCCTATTTCAAGATGTTATCTCATATAGGATTACCGGTTTATTATTTCACTAAATTAGATATCACTGCAAAGAAAGTCAGTTTATTTTAAGAGGAAAGCAAATTGAAATAAAATCCTTTACAGATTGATGCGATATTCTATATAATAGATGAGCATCAATTAGTAAAAATAAGAGGTCATCAAGACCCTTTATATAGATACTAAAAATCAAGCAAGAAGAAGAAAGTGAGGAAACCACAATGAAAAAAACCCATAATATTAGTTTTTTACAATTAGCTCTAACACTGTTATTTGTGGTAAGTTTATTAATCAGTAATGTAATAGCATCAAAGCAGGTTTTACTACCATTTGGTATCGTAATGACCGGGGCAGTATTCATCTTCCCTATAACCTATATCCTATCAGATTTATTCTCCGAGGTATATGGATATAGATGGAGTCGATTAACTTGTTATATGGGATTTGCAGCTAACTTATTTATGGTAATGGTATTCAGCTTAGTTATCATAACCCCGGCACCTTCGTTTTGGACTAATCAAGAAGCTTTCCAAGCAGTATTGGGAAACACCCCAAGAATCTTATTCGCATCACTGTTAGCATTTGTGATTGGAGACCTCATTAATGATAGAGTGTTTAAGAGAATGAAAGAGAAGCATCCAACAGACCATAAGGGCTTCGGATGGAGAGCTATCATATCAAGTTTTGTGGGAGAAGCAATAGATAGTTTAATTTTCTTACCAATAGCTTTCTTAGGGCAAATGCCGATAAATAATTTAGCAGTAATGTTGATTGTGCAGGTATTAATCAAAACGGGATATGAAATTATAATCCTACCAATAACATATAAGGCTGTTCATGCTGTTTCGAAATATGAGCAAAGGCAACCAACCGAATCGAAAACCATTTATAGTTATGATAATAAACAAATACAAAAATAAAGAGGAGGAAACAAACTATGAAGCTCACGCTTAAAACACTCAAATTGCAGGAGATGGTATCAAAAGCAATCAAAGGAGCATCTAATAACAAGATGATTCCAATCACATCACTAATGGCAATCCAATGGCAGGGCGGGGTCTTGACCCTCATCACCACAGATGCTGCCAATACCCTTAAAATCATTGATAAAGTTGAGGGAGAGGAATTCTATGTAGTGGTGCAGACTGAGCTATTCAGCAAATTGGTGGCGAAGACAACAACTGAGACAATCACGCTGACATTAAAAGAGAGTAGCTTGGAAGTAAAAGGGAATGGTACTTATAATATCGAACTTCCGCTTGATGAGGAAGGTCAGTTGATTAAGTTTCCAGATTACAAATTCGACCATAAGAAAGCAGAGAAATCTGTAATCAATCTATCAACCATCAAGACAATCCTAACCGCCAATAAAGCGGCAGTGGCAGAGACTATGGAAGTCCCTTGCTTGACCGGATATTATTTTGATGATAAGGTAATCACCACCGATACCTTCAAGGTATGTAGTAATGAGGTTAAGGTCCTCCCACGTAAGATATTGCTTCCAACTGATTTGGTTGAGCTATTATCCATCATGGATGAGGAAAAAGTTACAGCAGAGATTGTCAAGAATAAAATCCTATTTACTACAAACAATGTGGTCCTCTATGGGTCAGAGCTTGATGGCATCGAAGATTATCCGGTGGAAGCAATCGAGGCATATGTATTGACTGAATTTGATAGCGTATGCAAATTGCCAAAGGGAGCATTGCTAAATGTACTTGACAGACTTTCTCTATTTGTAAGCGAATATGATAAGAATGGGGTTTATCTCACATTTACCACTGATGGCGTAATATTTAGTAGCAAGAGGAATAATGGTACCGAACTTATCAAATATCAAGAGAGTAAGAACTTCAAAGCATTTACATGCTGCGCAGATATCGAGCTTCTCAAATCTCAAGTATCAGCTCAAGAGGGCGAAGTAGTTGAGATGTGGTATGGGCATGAGCAAGCAATAAAAATGGTATCCGGAAAAATAACTCAGATTGTGGCGCTGTTAGAGGATGACAGGGCAATGGATAATGGCGAAACGTCAGAGTCTTAAAAATATATTTAAGCTGATAGAGGCAGCCACAAATGAAATGCCAATCAATGAGCAATTTGTGGCTGACCTCAAAGCAGCTATTGAAAAACAGCACTCGATAGATGGAAGGACTCCTTCGAAAAGTTATAAACCATCCTCAATGACTTGTATAAGGAATATGTACTTCCAAGTAACCGGTGCTGACCTTGACGAGCAGAGAGCAAATGCTACTCTTGTAGGAATCGTACAATCCGGTAGTGACCGGCATGAAAGATTGCAGGAAGCGGTAACCCATATGAAAGATTTTGGGATGGATTGCGAGTATATCGACGTGGCGAAATTTGTTAAGATGAGAGGTTTGGATTATTTAGAAATAGTCAAGCAGCAGGGATATGAAACTAAATTATATCACAAAGACCTCAATATCAGTTTCCTATGTGATGGAATCATCAAGTACAAAAATCAATATTACATCCTTGAGATTAAGACTGAAACAATCTATAAATGGCAGAATAGGTCAGGAGTAGCGGAAGAGCATATCCCTCAGGGTACTGCATATGCTACCTGCCTTGGGATTAATCAGATAATGTTTCTCTATGAGAACCGAGACAATTGTGATAAAAAAGCATATATTTTAGAAGTTACTGATGATATGAAATTCGACTTAATAGTATCTAAAATTGAGGAATGTGATACCTATGTGAGGAAATTGACCCCACCACCCATTCCTGCTGATATCACAAAAAAGATTTGTCAATATTGTAATTATAAGACTGAGTGTAGAAAGGTGGGTAACTGATGGGAGTGAGCAGAGGAAAACAGTTTGAAGATATGATAAAAAAAGCATTCTTAAAACATCCTGATATCTCATTTGACCGCTTTCCAGACCCAATGGCAGGGTATGCCGGGATTAGAAATATATGTGATTTTGGAGTATATAGATTACCATATCAATATTATTTCGAATGTAAAGCATTTTCCGGCAATACCCTCAATTTTACCTCAGCAATCACAAAAGACCAGTGGGATGGATTGGTAGAAAAATCTAAAATACCAGGAGTAGTGGCAGGAATCATTGTTTGGTTTATCGAGCATGACACCACCACTTTTGTACCAATCCAGGAACTAAAGAGAATCAGAGATGCAGGAGCAAAGTCATTAAATGTTAAATATCTAGCAATAGGAAACCCATTGAATGATGACCAGGTATTGAATATCAGAGTACCTGGTAGAAAGAAAAGGATATTGTTTGAGTATGATGCAAAGACTTTTCTTGATAATCTTGATAAATGGGCAGGAAAGAAATGGGGAAAAGAGGTGGCAGAGGCATGGCGAAGATATCTGAATCAGCGTTAAGTGGTGACATTGATGCCGGTAAGGTAAGGAGTCTACAAAAGAGGATTGATAAAAATAGTGATTTGGTGAATTCAATCGTAGATAGATTGGTATCAGAATATTGCAGGTCACTTGATGAGTATATGCAATTCATCAGAAATATCCTTAATGACACCGCAAATCCGCCCACTGACCAGGAGCTTGATGATTTTGCCCTTAATATACCGGTATTGATTTATTTCACCGGGGAGGCTCAGGAGGCGTTGGGTATTAAGGAAGATGTGGCAAAAGCAGTCAAGCAAGAGTTATATAATGAAATCTATGATAAAGCAACCGGGACGATAGCAGATAAAACAGCAGCGGCAGAGCTGGCAACGCAGAATGAGTATATAGCTCATATTGCATACCAGAGAGCATATAAGAAAGTAAAACTCAGAATGGAAGCAGCAAATGAGACCTTACAGAGTATCAAGAAAATCATATCAAGACGAATGGTTGAGTATGAGGTCGCAAGAGTTGACCCTGGTAGAGTAGGAGGACAATGATGGGAAAATTAGATACGCTAATCAAAGATTTTAATAAGCAATATAAAGAAGAGATTGTAGCAAGAGGTATTCCGATAATTCAGACCCAAAAGATACCATTCAGCAGTCCCCGAGCAAATTACATGCTATATGGCGGATTGCCGAGAGGACGAATCATTGAGTTTGCAGGGGAGGAAAATGGTGGTAAAACCACTACTGCTCTTGATATTATAGCAAATGCTCAACTCTTATTTGATGAGGAATGGGAGCAGGAAATCAAAGACCTGGAAGCAATAGATAAGAGGAAAAAAGAGCAGCAGGCAAGACTTGATTATCTCAAAGCAAGAGGTCCAAAGCAAGTGGTGTATGCAGATTGTGAGAATACTCTTGATGAGGATTGGGCAAGAAATCTTGGGGTTGATACTGACAGGATGGTACTATTAAAACCTCAAAGTCAGACGGCAGAACAGATATTTGAGATGTTACTACAAATGATGGAGACCGATGAAGTTGGATTGGTGGTTATCGATAGTCTTGGGGTTATGTTATCAGCTCAAGCATATGAAAAGACCATGGAAGAAAAGACTTATGGTGGTATTGCAGCGGCATTGACTCTATTTAGTAAAAAGGCAGAGCTATTATGCAATAAGTATAATTGCACCCTCATTGGTATAAATCAGATGAGAGAGAATATGAATAGTCCTTATGGCGGGATGACTACAACCGGTGGTAAGGGATGGAAGCATAATTGTAGCGTCAGATTGCTGTTCCAAAAGGGGTCCTATATTGATGAAAGAGGAAATGAAATCAAGAGGAGCGCAGAGACCCCGGCAGGAAATCAGGTCTTGATAAATATAGCAAAGACTAAAGTTTGTAAACCAGATAGAAGGGTCGGATATTATACCCTCAATTATGAAACCGGTATTGATAAGATAGCGGATACCATAGAGGTGGCATTAAAATATGGGATTATCAATCAAGCAGGAGCATGGTTTAATTTCGTAGATATTGAGACCGGAGAGATAATCACAGATGAAGAGGGAGAAATCATCAAGGTACAAGGTAAACCAAATTTGATTGAGTATCTTCAAAACGACCCTCATCTATATAATGAGATATCCGAAAAGGTGTCAGAGTTGATTTCAACTAGATAAATTGAGGGGCGAAAAGCCCTTCTTTTTTTACCTTTTTGTAACATTGGTCTTGACTTTTCAATCAATATGTTATATAATATTATTAAGAGATAAGGATTTTACCTATCTCCCAAAACTCATAAAACTCAGGAGGTATGAAAATGAAAAAGATTACAAGATTGATTGAGGTAAGATTGGGGACGGGGCTCTGGGGAGCAAGCACGGCAGAGCATACAAAAACATATATCCGGGAGGCAATAAATTCAGTAAGAAATTCAGCTAAAACTCTTGAAACGACAGTAATAACAGTTTCAAATGAGCAGGTAAATGTTTTGGCAAAGGGCACAGAAAAACAAATAAATGTTCTTGCTCAGAAAATTAGAAATTGTGTTATAACCATTGATGATATTAAAATAGTAGACTAATAAAGGGGTAGAAAAGTCTTGACTTTCATCTCAATATGTTATATAATATTATTAAGAGATAAGAAATAAAACAACTCACAAAACTCATAAAACTCAGGAGGTAACAAAGATGAAAAAGTACGCAGTGATTTACAGAGGCAAAAAAGTAGATGAGATAATGGCAGAGAGTCATTGGGACGCAGTGGTCGAAGCTGATAAAAGAGGATACTCAATCACAATGGTAGATATAGTGGAGGTGAGATAATGGCAGCAGCATATAGAGAGAGCAAAGGCCGATTCATCTTTCACAACGAAAACCCAAAAGGGTCATTAAGGGCAAGTGATTGTGTAATCAGAGCAATAGCAAAAGCAACCGGAAAGACTTGGGAGGAAACTTATCACGGATTATGTTTGGTGGGACTCAGTATCAAAGACATCCCCAGTGCAACTCCAACCTATAAGCAATATCTAAAGCAAGAGGGATATCAGATGGAGAAGCAACCGAGGAAGTCAGATAACACCAAATATACCGCAGAGGAATTCGCTAAGAAATATAGCAAAGGGACTTACATTATATCCCTGGCGAATCATCTATCAGTGGTACAAGATGGCAAGATATATGATACTTGGAATTGTAGTCACAAATGCGTAGGAAATTACTGGGAGGTGAGATAAGTGCTAAACCTACTAAAGGATTATAAAGGAGCGGTAGAAGTCAATGGTCAATCATTTGATAGCCTTGACTCCGCCCTCAAGGGACTAAAGAATTTTGATGGTCAACTTACCATAGTATTAAATAAAGGAGCAGGAGAGCGGGTCTCCCAAGCATCTCAGCAGGTCGAGGAGGTAGCGGGGGATAAGATATATAGAATCAAGGTCAGACAATATATGACCAGACCATCAACCCCGCAATTTGATTTCCATGATAAATGGAACAGCGGTAACCCAATGCCAATGAGAATCATGGTTGGTAAGAAACTCAAGGAAACCAAAGGCATGGTACAGATGGAATTATGGGGAGAGATTACAGAAGATGTAACAACCCACTGTATGAGATGCGGCAGGACCTTGACCAATCCAGTAAGTAAATACTTTGGTATTGGACCAGAGTGCGGTAATCATGGATACAATAACCCATTTGATGATGAGGAAGAACTCAAGAGAGCGGTCAAGGAAGTTGATAAGCAACTCAGAGAAATCAAGTGGACTGGATGGGTTATCAAATCTGCAATAGAAGAGGAAACATATTTAGGAACCAGATAAAAATTCTATATAATAGGTGAGACAATATCTCACCTATTATAATTCAAGAGGAGGAAAACAGATGTATACTAATATCAATTTCAAAACTAAAAAAGCTTTCAAAGAGGCAGTAGCAGCAGGTCAACCAATCAGTCTTTATTCACCGGGACTTGGGACCCCAAAGATGAACGGGACTGAATTTGTAGAAGGTCCTCATTATCCGGAACCACATAGATGGTATGCCGAGGTCAAGGTGGAAAATGGATTGGTGGTGAAAGTAAAATGAATGATATAGAAAAAGCAATAGAAGTTTTGAAAATGGAAAATGAGTTAATGCAATTTGACCCAATGACGGGTGAAATTGAACCTATTGAATTACAAAACCAAGACAATCAAGACTTATATAAGGCTAATTTGATAGCAATATCAGCACTTGAAAAGCAATTAAACGGTGGTTGGATTCCTGTGAGCGAAAGATTGCCAGAAGAAGAGACTTTCTATCAAGTAACTGTAAAATATGAAAATTTTGCAGGAGTATATTTAGCTACAATGACGGCAGAGTACAAAAATAAAAATTGTTGGCGAATTTACAGTCAACAACCTGCCATAGTAAATAGAAACGTAGTAGCATGGATGCCTTTACCTGAACCATATAAGGAGGCATAACATGGAACTATGCAAAGAATATCAAAGGAGGAAACAGTAATGAAAAAACAATATTGTGAAAGCTGCGGAAAGCTGTATAATGAGGCAGAATACTTAGTAGGTCAGTGTAATGACTGCGACCCATTTGAAGACCCTGAACTGTTGGAAGAATTATTTGGTGAAGCGGAATACTTAGAGGAGGAAGTATAATGAAAACAGGAGTTACTAAGAAACAGTTAGTCAAGAGCTTAGGGGAAACCCTAAGCCTGACCCGCGAAGGTATAAGCCATTTGGAATTAAAGGATAATGATACAGTCATAATACATTGGAATCATGGATACCAAAGAGAAGTTAACATAGCATGTGATAGTGGATTAGCCATCATAGAAGATGTTGTAAAGAGTATCGAATATTAAGAAAAATTCTATATAATAAGTCAAGGCAGGTAACCACTCTTGCCTAACTCATAAAACTTTAAGGAGGGCAAATAATGGAACAGTTATTATTTATCTTAGTTGCAAACTTACCAATATTATTGGTTGCTGCATACATAGAAAAAAATAAATGGTTTTAGGGTTTATTAGGACAATTTTTAATACAAGGAGGTTAAAAATGAAACAACTAAAAAATATAAAAGCATTTACTAAAACAGAACTAAACAAACTAATAAAATGGAGCAGTAGCAGATATAACGACTATAAAAAAGTTGATGTAGTAAATGACATTTTAAAAATTATTGATTCAGGACAAGACGCAGAAAAAGAATATACAACAGGCTCATTCTGTGAAAAAGGTACAAACGGAATGAGAAGCGGTTCAAATTATGGAATGACATACAAATTAAAAACTGAAAATGTAGGCTGTATATGTTATGCAGATTTAATCTTGCCATCAGGGGAAGTTATTTCAAGGTTACATATAAATATAAATTAATAAGGGTTTACCAGATATAAAAATAATAGGAGGTTAAAAATGAAAGATTACATAGAACGAAGGGCCATGGAGATTGCGGAATATATTATAAGTACTCAATCCACCGTAAGACAGACGGCTAAAAAATTCGGCGTCAGCAAAAGCACAGTTCATAAGGATGTAACAGAGCGTCTTCCCAAACTGAACCCTCCAGCTGCAAACGAAGTAAAAAAAGTTTTGCTTAAAAATAAGTCTGAAAGACACATTAGGGGAGGTAAAGCTACTCGCTTAAAATATAAAGAAGCATATGAGCATGAAAAAGCTCAGCAACTATTAAATATAGCAGGTCAGAAAGGAGTTATCGATAACATTGAACACAAGAAAGCACAGCAAAGCGCAGGAGTCAAGAGTAGCAAAAAATCTGAAAGGAAAAAGGCAACCAAATAGCGGGGCAACTCCCTTTTTTAAAGGTGATGTTAAAACAGAACACTTTTGTATAGAATGTAAAACTGCTATGACCGAAAAAAAGTCAATGAGCATAAAAGCTGAATGGATTGACAAACTGAAAGAAGAAGCATTTGCAATAGGGAAACCATATTGGGCGGTAGCATTTAATTTTGGAGGTTTAGGAAATCAAGAAAACTTCTATATAATAGATGAATCACTTTTTAAGCAATTACAAACTTATTTAGAGGAGGAAATATAAAATGATGAACATGACCGCAAAGGTATCATTTGAATTGACCAAAGAGGGTAAAGTAACGATTGCGGTAAATGGAAACAAAGCAGCAGTAAAAGCGGGACTCCTATTTATTGTAGAGAGAATGGCAGATATTGAAGAAGTACCAATGGAAGATTATATTGATGAGATGAGAGCAGCAGCAACTTTCGCAAAAGAGATAGCAAAAGACCCTGGTATTATCCTTTCAGAGATTCTCAATAACCTATTTGGGGGAGATGACGAGGAACCAGAGGGATGTGATGGGGACTGCGATAACTGTGATAGGTATGAGGAAATGCCTGAGGAGATGAAAGAGTTTTTCGATAAGATGTTTGGGGGGTTAAACTAATGAAGGCACTTGCTATAAAATATAGACCAAAGACATTTGATGATGTAGTAGAGCAAGGAGCAGTCAAGAAAATACTGCAGGAGCAATTAAGGACTAAAACTCATCAGAACTGTTATCTATTTACTGGCGGGGCGGGAACGGGTAAAACCACCTGCGCCCGCATCTTTGCAAATGAAATCAATAACCATGAAGGTAACCCGATTGAGATTGATGCAGCATCCAATAATGGGGTTGAGAATGTGAGAGATATCATTGATAGTGCAAAGTTCAAAGCACTTGATGCAGCATATAAGGTATATATCATAGATGAGTGCTTCCATGCGGATACCTTAATTAATTTGGCAGATGGCACTAAGCGTCCAATAAAAGATATAGAAATTGGTATGGAGGTAAATAATCTAATCGGAGATGGAATAGTAAAAAATGTATTTAAGAACTTGACTTCTTTAGACCGATTATGTATAATAAAATTGACAGATGGTTCTCAGATGCTTACCACCAAAGACCATTTATTCTTTACTAATAATGGATGGATAGAAGCATCTCAACTAAATGAGGAGGATATTATATATGAAGGATTTGCAGTGTCAGATATGTGGTCAAAGATTTCAAAACAAGACATTCAGAAAGACCTGTTCAAAAGATTGCATGAAGAAACTGATATCAAGGAGCGAGCGTCAGACAATGCAGTCAAAAGCAGGGCAGAAGCAGAGGGAAGAGAGTTCGGCCAGAATGAAAGCTCAAAACCCAATGCATCAACGAGCCAACGTAGAAAAGATGATAGAGACCAAGAAAAGAAATGGGACTCTCAATCAACCATTCAAGATGAGAGGCGGAAATGGGAAATACACTCCAGAGCAATTAACCCTATTCCAATTTCTATCAATGGATTGGATTTTAGAATATCTGATTCCTACAAAGATACCGAGGGGAAATGGATACCCAACCTGCTACAAAGTAGACCTCGCATTACCAAGCAAAATGTTAGCGATAGAGGTGGATGGGAGAGCCCATGGTTGGAAAAGTGGTTTATCGAAAGATTTGAAGAAAACGGAATTGCTCCAGCAATTAGGGTGGAAAGTATTGAGATTTACCAACCAGGAAATAAAAATGAATCTTTCGAGAGTTATATTGGAGATAGAGAAAAATCTTTAGGATTTATTGAGCTTTATGATTTAGAGGTAAGCGGTCACTCATCATACTTTGCAAATGATATATTAGTTCATAATTGTCATATGTTATCAACCGGGGCATGGAATGCAATGCTTAAGTTGATTGAGGAACCACCTGCTCAAACCGTATTTATCTTCTGCACCACTGACCCTCAAAAGATACCAGCAACAATCATCTCAAGGGTACAGCGATACGATTTCCAGAGAATCACCTATCAATCAATAGTGGATAGGCTAAAGCAAATCCTTGATTGGGAGAATGAGACTAATCAAGAAGATATCATTTACGATATGGAGGCACTTGGTTATATAGCGAAATTAGCAGATGGCGGGATGCGTGATGCAATTACATTACTTGATAAATGCTTAAGCTATGACCTCAATTTGAGCGTTAAGACGGTGGTAGAAGCACTTGGTACGATTGATTATAATATTATGTTCGACCTAACTGATAATATCATTGACGCTAAAGCAGATGAGGTGGTCAAGATTATTGAAGAGGCTCATAGAAGCGGTGTTGACTTAAAGCAATTTATGAAACTCTATATGAATTTTCTATTAGATGCTTATAAGTATTTCTTGATAGGCGATTTTGAGTATTTACAGATTCCATCAACCTATGAAGAGGCGCTTAATGGATATACTGATGAGGAGTATCAAGATATCAAGGAGTTACTTGATGAGGTAATCAGACTTAATGCAGATATCAAATGGGAGCCAAATCCTAAACCACTCATCGAAGCAACCTTGATTCTATTGTGTCAGGAGGTAGAGCAATGCGGGATATGAAATATTTAGAAGAGAAAAGACTCAAGGTATTGGAGGAAATAAAACCAATCTGTGAGGCATTTGCTATTACTGATTATGACTATGAAATCAATGATGATATATATACCGAGGTATTGAGACTCGATAATACTAAAATAAACTGCTCAATCAACTCAATTAGTGCTATCATTGATGAGGTAATAGGATATCTATTCATCAATTATTATTGTGAGAATCGGAGTTTAGGAGCGTTTGAGACTCAGGTCAAGAATAGAATTACCAGTACCTGGATGAAGAAGGTGGAGGAATGATTGGTCAAACTAAAGTATTAGAAAATATCAAGAGAATAGCAAATGGTAACTTCCCACGATTTAGCATCATATGCGGTCAAAAGCATGGAGGTAAAAAGCTCATAGCAAAAGAGATAGCAAAGACCCTCAATGCTCAGTTGATTAGCACTGATGTAAAGGTAGATACAATCAGAGATATCATAAAACTTGCCTATAAGCAGACGGAACCCACCGTTTATTTATTAGCAGATGCAGACAAGATGAGTTTAGCAGCAAAGAATGCTTTACTCAAGATAACCGAGGAACCACCTCAAAAAGCATATTTCATAATGACCATCACTGATATAAATAACATTCTTCAGACTTTGAGGAGTCGAGGTACTATAATCAATCTTGACCCATATACCCCAAGCGAATTACTGAGATATGCAGATGAAAAGGGATATGACCTCAATGAAGCAGAGGAGTATATCGTAACCAATATTTGTACCGTACCTGGTGAGATAGATTTGATTGTGCGATATAATATAATTGAGTTTTATAAATTTGTAGAAACTGTAATCAAAAATATTGGGGTAGTCAATGGAGCAAATGCCTTCAAGATAGCATCAAGATTTAACTATAAAGAGGGAGATGGTGGTTGGGATATATCACTATTCTTTAAGGCAATCATGTACGCCAGTAGGCAATTAATGATTGAGACCCCAAGTAGAGAGTTAAAGGATACCATCAAGGTGACCAGTAAATACTTATCTCAATTAAGTATCAATGGAGTCAATAAAAGCTCAACTGTTGATATGTGGATATTGGAAACCAGAGGGGTATGGATAAAGGAGGGGTAAAATAATGCAACTACATGAACTCAAAGAGCAGTTGGTTAAAAAGATTGTACAACCGCTTTATATCTTTACTGGCGAAGAAGTAGCGGTAATGGATATCTATATAAAAAAGATATCAGAGATAATGGGAGTACCAGCTAAGAGGATGGACTCAATATCATCAATATATAGCAGATTACAAAACAATACCTTTATGAATAAACCAAACTGCTATGTAATACGAGATGATAAAGACTATTTAAGGCAAGAAAAGATATGGGCGGGATTAAACAGCGGGGTAACTCAAGGCAAGAATGTAATCATCTTAATATATACAAACCTTGATAAAAGAAGTAAATTCTACAAAGCTCATACCAATATGCTGACGGAATTTGAGAAATTGATTCCAAAGGTTTTGGCAAAGTATATCAAGAAGGAAATCGGATTGGAAATAAATAAAGCAATCGAATTTGCTAATCTATGTGATTGTGATTATAGCAGGATATTACTTGAGTGTGACAAGCTGACTCATCTATCAAAGGCAGCAAATGTAACCATAGAGCAGGCATATGAAATAGCAATTCAAGAGAAATTGATTTACTCATCCCCAAAGGATGTGATATTTGAATTGATTGATGCGGTATGTAGACGCCAACCACATAAATCTTATGAGCTATGGCATGAGCTGAAGAAAGTCAATGAGAGTCCATTGGGAGTCATCAGTCTATTATATAGCAATATCAGGTCAATGCTCCTTGTACAGAGCGCAGGGGGCGGAGATATATCAAATAGGACCGGATTAACTGCTTGGCAGATAAAGATAGCAAGAGAAAAAGGTAATCATTATAGCATAGGCGAATTAGTCAAGGGACTCAGATTAATCAGAGAAACCGAAAAGGGTATTAAAACTGGGGCGATAGACCAAAGTATAGCATTGGATTACATATTAGCTTCTTTACTTTAGGGGGGTTGATATGATAGAACTTAAAAAATGCAGCATATGTGGTAAAAAGTTTATCCCGGCACCAATGCATATGTATAAGACTAAAAATAGTCATGGAATCACAAAAATACAATGCTCATATACATGCTATAGAAAGGCAGGTGGAGATAATGGAAGATATAATCGGTATACTAAAACCGGAAATTATAGGAAAAAGTAACATTTGCAGACGATGTGGGAGGAAGCTTAAGAATCCGAAATCAATTGAATTGGGATTTGGTAATACTTGCTATAAGAAATTCATGGCAGAATCAAACTATAAACCATTATTCGAGGTGAGGAAAAGTAAATCGGGAACAAAGACGGAAGGCAGCAAAGAAAAAGCTGACGCATAAAGACCTAAAGGTAATCACTGAGCAAGAAGCATATAATGCAGTAGGATTTACAGTCAGGCAATATAGTGCAGCTGTGATGTTATGCTTGAAAGATAAATTAGGATTTGGTCCAGTGAGAGCCCAGAGATTTATGAATAATGTAGAAGAATTATTCGACTCAATCAATCAAGGCTACTTAAGTTTAGATGATGTTATTCAAACCGTTGAGGAAGAACTCAATATAAGGATAAAATAGACTTTGACATTGAAAAGAGTCCAAATATGTAATATAATAATATCAAGAGAGAAAGACTGCTCTTGATATTATTATGTAAAGGAGGAAAAGCAATATGAACTTTTTTAAGAGTCAAGAGGAAGCAGTAGAGCTATTCGACCGGATTAAACCGGCGGCGGATAAACACCGAGTGATATTCTTGGTAGTGCCAACTAAAGATGATATCATAGCATTAAGAAAAGACCTTGAAATCTTACTTCAGAGATTCAACATAGAAGTCAGCAAGGAGAAACTCAAGATAAAAGGGACTAAAAGTAATCCGGCTCAGACTATCCTATTTAGCACTAAAGATGATTATGAAGACGGCAGACTCCGGGGAGTGCCAAAAGATGCAATCATTTGCGTTTAAGGGGGCGTCAAGATGATAAGTTTTAAGTTATCACATTTAGTAAAGGTACTATTAATCATGGTAACAGCAGACCTAATCAGAATATATTTCAGTCCAGATTATACACAAGCTCATAGAGCATTAGAATGGGGATACATGGGAGTATTCTTTCTAAAGATGCTGATACTCATGGGCGGGATAAAGGTATTCCAGATGATAGAAAAAGACGGGGGCGCGAAATGATAACAGAAAACCAAAGAGATTACATTATAGGATTATATAATGAATTAAATATGGAAATAGATATAGAGGAAATAGAAGAACTAACAAAGTCAGACGCTCATAAAAGAATACAGGAATTACTTGAGTTAAAATCAGAAGTATATTAAATATAGAAAGGAGGGATGAAAGATGGCAAGAAGTAAGCATCTTAATGATAGACTAACAAAAGCTCAAGAGATATTTGTACAAGAGCTATTAAAAGGAAATACTCAAAGACAAGCATACTTAAAAGCTTACCCTTCTAAGAAGAATTGGAAGGTATCAAGTCTGGACTCAAATGCCTCAACTTTGTTTAGGCAGGAAAAGGTCAGACAAAGGTACGACGAATTACTTAATGAGATGAGAGAGAGCGAGACCGAGAAGACCAGATGGACGAGAGAGCAATCCATTGAAACTTTGAGATATGTCATTGATGTAAATAAGAAAGACCTGGAAAGAATTGACCGAGCAGCAGAAGAGGAACTTGAGTTGTTACATCAAATGATGATAGAAGACCCTGAGAGAGCAACCATTTATATAAAAGAGGTACTCAAACAGAGGAAAGCAAGAAGAGCGTCCCAAGTCAATAATAAAGGGATAACAGATGCAGTAGCAGAACTCAATAAGATGCAAGGATTTAATGAGGAGACCATCAATCTCAATGGAATGGTAATGTTTACCGGGGAGGAAGAATTGGAAGATTAATACAACAGTTTCAACAGTTTCAACGTTGAAGAGGTTGGAGAGGTTGAAAGCGCGGGGGAAGATAATGGCAGAATTCATTGATATGATAGATGGATATAAGATATAAAAAGGGTTAAGAGGTTATGTAGTCAGCAATGTAAATGGTAAATATGAAAATCATGGACATTTCCAGAAATTATCAACTTGCTATATAATGATAAGACTCATCAGAAAAAATACTATTCCTAAAAGTCCATACTTAATCGAGGCAGCAAGGCGAATAACTATTGACCCTAAATACAAAGAGACCCTCACTCATAAACTAAAAAAGCTCAAGAGAAAGCAGATGTATTATAATTCAAATAAGGGGGTGTGGCGATGATACCAGATTTAGTAACTAAGAAGAGCCTACCTGAAATCGTTGGAAAAGGGTATAAGACATTTTGGAACTCAAGACATAGATATAGAGTATTAAAGGGAGGGCGTGGAAGCAAGAAATCAACCACAGCATCTCTTTGGTTTCCGTATAATATGATGAAATATTGGCATAAATATGGACTTAAACCACATACCTTGGTTATTAGACGATATTATAATACTCATAAGGACTCAACCTATGCTCAGTTAAAATGGTCAATCAATCGTCTTGGAGTTGCTCATCTATGGAAAGCAATCAAGTCACCACTGGAATTGACTTATATACCGAGCGGTCAAAAGATAATGTTCAGAGGTCTTGACGACCCTCAATCAATCACATCAATCACGGTAGAGGATGGTTATCTATGTTGGACGTGGTGGGAGGAGGCATTCCAATGCACAAATGAAGATGATTTTAACAAGGTAGATTTATCCATTAGGGGAGAGATGCCAAAACCATTATTCAAGCAGCATACCTTAACCTTTAACCCTTGGTCAGATAAGATATGGTTAAAGAGACGATTCTTTGATAAGGTAGGTTCTGACGGAACTAATGAGGAAGAAGATATATTAGCAATAACCAGGAATTTCGATTGTAATGAGTTTCTTGGTGAGGACGACTTAAAGATATTCGAGCAGATGAAAAAGAATAACCCCAGACGATATAGTATAGAGGGTGAAGGTAATTGGGGTATTGCAGAGGGGCTGATATTTGAGAATTGGCAGGAACTTGAATTTGATATTGAGGCAATGAAGAGGTCACTTGATACTTATGACCGACCGAAGTATAAGCAATTATTTGGAATGGACTTTGGTTATACCAATGACCCTACTGCATTTATAGCATTGATGGTAGATGAAAAGAATAAGGAAATATTCATCTTCGATGAGATATACAAGACCTATATGAAGAATGAGCATATCAGAGATGCTATAAAGTATAAAGGGTATGATAATCAGAGGATAGCGGCAGACTCATCAGCACCGAAAGAT